GCTTTCGTTGTCGTGCTTGGCCGGGGCGTTGTTGTAGTGCTGGATCAGGGCAGCCTGTGTCGGCGTGCCGATGTCCCGCAGCGTGGACAGGATGGCCTTCGACAGGTCCTCGTCCAGCATGTTGCGGATGGTTGCCTCCATCTGCGGGATGCCCTCAACGAGGTAGTTCTTCAGATTGCTCTTGCGGTAGTCGCCCATTACGTGATCACCTGCCTGCAGACCAGGTCGAGGTACTGCCTCCGCTCCTGCCAGTCGATCGCGGTGACGACCTCCCAAGTCGTGGTGGTCTTGCCCTGCTCTTGGGCAACGGTCCGCAGCTGCGTGCGGTGGGTGATGTCCGGGTGCCATCGGCATCGGATGCGATGCGTCACCGTCTGATTCAGCTGCCGGTGGTTGCTCTTCTCCTCGGCGCTGGCTTCGTTGATGGCGGCAAAGATCGTGCCGGTGCTGGTGGTCTTGGTGCTGGTCACCTGGCCAAACTCGTCCACCGAGTCGGTCGGGTTGTAGATCGCCAACGGCGTCCGCATGTAGCCAGGGTTCATGCTCATGCGTAGTCCCCGCTGTGGTACTGCACGATGAGACGCTGCACGGTCATCGGCAGCTCGTTGACAATGTTGCCGACGTTGACGCTGGTGCGGTTGTCGTACAGGTGCGTCGCTGCCAACAGCGTCGCATGCCGGAGAGCGGCCGGCACGTTGCTGGAGGAGGCCCCGTATCCGGCGGTGAAGTTGACCGTGACGTCAAGGTTCCCGGTGTCCTGCGTGTCGGGCCATGACGACGTGCTCTTGAGCACGACCCGGCCGACGCCGTTGACGGAGTAGACGTGGTAGGTGCTTGCCGACAGGGTCTGCGTGGCCCCGGCCGTGTCCGTGTAGGTCACGCTGGCGACGGTGGACAGCGGCGAGCGGGGCAGGATGATCTCTCCGTCGGCCGGGAACGCCTCGAGCTGGAACGCAAAAGCCCGATTGATCATGGCCCGCCGCGTCTCGGCTTCGATGATCTGCGTGGCCGTCGTGATCAGGGTGCCGAGGTACGTGTCGTCCTGGCTGTGATAGATGCGTGCGTGCGTCTTCAGCTCGCTCGACGAGATCACGGGCGACGTGGCGCCGGTGTCTGACAGGTTGGTGCGCAGGCCCTCGGTCACGCCCATACCCTCATGGGATTAGATGGCGACGGATTGAGAATCGGCAACGCGTCGAGCACCGACGCCGGCAGCTCGCCGCCTGCCCTCAGGTTCGCGTGGTATCGGCTGTCCACGATGGGCGGGCCCTCGGGGTCGGCCGGATCAGGCCGCACCACGGGGCCGATCCATCCGATGTCCAAGCGAATGCCGTCGAAGTCCACTACCTCGCCGTCGATGCCCTGCACGGTGATGCCGGCAGCGAGGAACGCATTCTGAATCGCCGCCTTCGTGTTCGCTCGTAGGTAGAAGTCGCTCATGTTGCAAATGCATCTAGTTGTGCGTTGGACAGAGCAAAGGGCCAAAACTTTACTCGCGTGTAATGAACTGACCGATGCGTGCTGCCATCCGTAATTCCGAAATAGAGGTTTGCCAGTCCAGCAGCAAATCCGGCATACGGATTGGTCGCACCAAGCGAGGTTCCTCGGGTGATGTAATGCGAAGATGTTTGATGACGCACGCCAATTTTGAATGGGACGCCGTTCGTCAAAGCGGCACCCGCTGGCGCATAAGTGTCGATATTGTTATTCGCAACTATGTATGCGTTTATGAATGGCCGATTACTTGTGGCCGCTGAAAGCCCCAAATTGAAGTTGGGGATACCGCTGGTCGTGTTGGCTCCACTTGATAGACACAGCACGCGCCCATAGTTTGCGGAAATTTGTGCGATGCCCTCTAACAGCATGGAAAACGCAGTCGGCGACCCATACCACGATGAGAAATTAGTGCCCGTCATGCTGCACGAATCCGCCGCCCGCTGCACGGTGCTGGAGCCGGTGGGGATGTACGAAGTTGCGCCGGAGGCTGCTTCGATTTGTGCGCCCCACACCAAGACATCCGCTGTCTCATCATTCCCGGCGATATTGTCCCACAGCATGATTTGAGCCGATGCGTCCGTGCCGGATAGCGAATAGGAATACGAAAAGCGCTGCCATGTCGTGGTCACGGCACAATTGAGCCCGCCGGTATCCGCACCGATTCGCAGGCCGACATTTTGAGTGGCGGCCGCACCGTTTGCCGTGTTGGCTTTCATCCACACGGAAAGGGTGTAGGTTGCTCCACTCGTACCAACGAGCGTTTGCCGGATGCGTGAGAAAGTTCCGCCGGTCTTGTTGAATGTGATTCGGTTGACGGATGACCCGCCGTTCGGTGCGGACTGTGACACCACCGATACCGAGGGATTCGTCGCCGATCCGTTATCCACCACCCAGACGGCATTCGCGAAATCTTCCGACCTGGTGCAAATGTTCGTCGCGCTGCCCTCGATCAGCAGCCCCCTGGCCGTCAGCGTGGTCGGGTCGTAGTCGAATCTGGCCTTTGACGGATCGTTTGTAGCGGCAGCCGTGACGCTAGTCACAATCCCGCTGGAGTTCGTGTAGGTAGCAATCGAATTCCGCGTGAAGGTGAATCGGCTGTCCAGCTCGCCCATGCTGGCGAAGTCCAGCGAGAGCGTGGAGCCGTCGCCGCGCTTGAGCATGAACGGTACAAACGCGTTGCCCCTCATCGCCTGGCCGCCTTCCTAGTCGCCTTGCAGCACTGCGGCTTCACGCACGCTTCCGGATGGTCGGCGTGGAACTCGGCCCGCTCCGCCCATCCAAGGGACAAAAACTCAACGGCACGCGGTTCGGGGAGGTCGTAGACCTGGCCCTCGCCATAGCCCTCGTCAGCCATCCCGACGGTCTGCAGCATCTTGACCTTCATGGAAATCCCCTGGGGAGGTTTCCCTCCCCAGGGGGTTGAGTCTCAGTCACCGATCAGGAGGCAGCGCTACGCAGGAACCGGAACGCATCGGTCTGCGTGTACTTGATGTCGACGCGGCTCGTGCACACCATGCCGATGTTGTCCTCGTCGGCGTAGCGCTCGTTCAGCACGCGGAGGCTGAACTGGCTGCGCTGGCCGATCACGAGGTAATCGAACGCACCGATCAGACCGCAGATGCCGCCGCTGGTGTAGCCCTGCGAGGTGGTCGCAGGATCAGGCACGTAGTGCGACGCGTAGATCGGGATGCCCATGAACCGATCGGGCTCCCCGAGGATGCCCGAGGGCTGCCAGTAGTACGTGGTCGTCGAGCTGGCAATCACGGGCATTGCGCGGATGTAGGAGAGCAGCTTGTCGCTGACGAGGATCGCACAGCTGGGGTGCTGGCGGTACTGACGCGGCAGGCTGTAGATCCACTCCTGCATCTTGGCGACAGTCGCGGCCGTGTTGGCCGCCAGCTGAGCGCCGACCGCCGGGCCGGTCGATGGGGTCGAGGCGGACGGTCCGACCGTCAGGATGCCCGTGGGCTGGCCGGAAGCGCCGGTGCCCACCAGGAAGCCCTGCTCTTCTTTCTCCGCAAAACCCTTGGCGAAGGAGTTGGTCAGGATGTTCTCCAGGCTGAAGCCAGGGCCGCGGGCAGGGGCGTCCTCGGCCAGCTCGCGGCTGACCTTGGCGAGACCCGCCAGCTTCCGGGCGCTCAGCACCACGCTGCTGAAGGTGGGGTTGGTCTGCAGCGAGTCGGTGATCGAGTTGCCCTCGGTCGTCCAGTTGACGCTGGCGATGTTGCTCTCGATCACGAGGTCACGCTTCCACGAACCCATCGGCATGATCTGCGCGAGCCTGCGCAGGGTCACGACCTTCTGCAGCTGCTCGAAGATCTTGTCGCTGAACTCGGTGGGGGCGATCACGTCGCCCAGGCCGGTGCCGCCCTCGCTCAGGGCACGCTGCTCGGTCGGGCCGACCAGCTCGCCGCGGCGGAGGTAGGCGTCGAACGCGTCGCGGTACTCCTCGGTGTCCGCGTACGCACCCCAACGGGTGGCCTTCTCGGCCTTCACACCCTTGGAAGCCCGACGCTCGGGGGCGTCCTTCACCTCGGTCCAGCCGAGGTTCTGATCCTTCTGAGCGAGGCTCATCAGGGCCACGTTCCGCTCCCGCTGCTCCTGCAGCCGGCGGTACTCGGCCTGCATGGCGTCGAAGCGCTTGGTGTCCTCGGCGCTCATGTCGCCGTCCTTCTCGTTTGCCGCGTCGATCATCGCCTGCATCTCGCGGTAGAGGGCGCCCATCTTCTCGACGAGCCCTCGGTAGGTGTCCTTCTTGTCGTCCATGTCGTTTCCTTTTCTGTGCGGGCTCAGGATCGGTTGACGTTCAACACGCCTGAGGAATGGAGAAGAGCCCCGTCCGCCCGCACGCTGGCGACGAAGGCCGTACTGTCCGAATCGCTGTAACGCTCGCCCAGGCGGGTCACCGTGAAGCCCGCGAAGTTGGTCACGAGCAGGTACTTGCTGGGATCGAAGAACATGACCAGCGTGTCGCCGCTGGTCGGGTTGGTGTTGCTGAGGCGGTGGTAGATCGTCGGCAGACCCTCGACCGTCGTGCCCTGCTTCATGTTGCCCATGAAGACGGGGAACAGCGGCGGATAGAAGGTCGCGTCGAACGAGGCAGTCAGGCGGCTGTTGATCACCGCCACGCTGTTCACCCAGCTCTCGAACGCCATCGGAGACAGGGCCGTGTTGGTCGAGGCCCACGCTGCAGCCAGCACGTCGCTGGCCTTGTTGGTCGTGGCCACGCCAGTGCTGGCCGTGCGGCTGTACGCCTTGGCCGAGTTGAATGCACCCTGGCACTCGCTGAAGCCGTTGCCGATGATGATTTGCCGATTGATCTCGGTCTTCAGGTCATCGATCAGTTCCTTCATCAGGAACGCCTCGACGCTGGCTGCCGACGCCGAGTCCTCCAGCAGTTCGTTGCTGACGCGGCACCAGGAATGCACCTTCTTGAGTCCGAAGGTGTAGGTGGTGCTGCCGCCTGAACCCTGCTGCGGCAGGGCAAACTGCGTGCTGCTGGTGTAGCTCTCGGTCCGCAGGCCCTCGGTGCCCAGCACCGCGGTCGCCGTTGCACCAGAGCCAGCGCCGCCCGAGAAGGCGACCGTCGGCACCGAGGTGAAGCCCGAGCCGGCCGCGGTCACGGTCACGCTGACCACGGCACCGCCGCTGATGGTCGCCGTGGCGGTGGCGCTGCTGCCGCCGCCGCCAGTGATTGCGACGGTCGGGGCCGACGTGTAGCCCGAGCCGCCGGCCGTCACGTCGATGCGAGCGACCACGCTGGAGTTGTTCAGCGTGTCCGCACCGACGTAGATGGGAGCGGTGAACTTCTCGGCGCTCTGCACAATCCGGACGCGGCTGAGGATCGCGTCCTGGGTGATCGCCGTGTCGATGTAGTCGTTCCAGCTCGTGGGGGCGACGCCGCTGCCCAGGCCGGAGCCCGACAGGCTCAGGGCTCGGGTCTCCGCGTCGGTCAGGCGGTTGACGCCGTGCCTCAGGTATGTCTGGAACAGGTGGCGGTACTCGTCGCCGCCGCGGTCCAGGGTTGTCTTGTTTGCCATCACAGTCTCCGGGGTTAGCGCCGGGACTGCGCAGCAAAATGGCGCACTGACCCGGCGGTTGTCTTCGTCGTTGACATCCGCAGTTCGAGCCAGTGCGCCACACGGGCTGCACGGAGGA